GGAGCAGCCGACCACGAGTCAGCCCCTACCATAAGACCCCGAAGGGCCATGGAACGTGCTACGGAGCCGTATCGCAGCAACGCATTGGGGGCTGGATCTCGTTCCAACCAACGCCGGTGGTGAACCGGTCTCTACGGAGGTGCCCAACTCAATTTACGGGCCGGTGTCGTTACTCACCGAGGGAACCACCCCATCTGGCCCGGGAGCAGCCGACCACGAGTCAGCAAGGATTAGCGTTCCACCCCCTCAAAGGATCTCTTGAGGCGACGAAGTGGCTCTGCATCCAAAGTGCCGCACGCAGCCGCAACAATGGAGCGCCCACAAAGGTATCACGCAAAGCTGACCGTGGTCGACTCAGTCAAAAGTGGGTGTACCGCCCGCTCACGCCAAAAGCGGAGCAATAGCGTCCCTAGCCCTCAACCCCGCGGCACCGACGTCGGCGACAACGTCAGCAATGTCCATCACGCCATGTCCAAGGGACTCAGCGTGGGCGAGCACCTTACTCCAGGTGGACTCGGCAGCGGGAGTGTGGGTGACGTGTCCGGCATAAGCCGGATTGAGAGGGTCGAAGCGCATACGCCATTCAATAGTGACAAGAAATTTCAAATCAATATTGTCGGGATTGTACACGAATATAGGCGCAAAACCCTCAAAATCCAAGGCGGCTTGGTCCTCGTCCCATGTGCGGGCTCCTTCGGTCGGAATGCGTCGCGGAACAAAGTCGGATAAAACCGACAAGTTGTTTGGGACGGCGTCGACTTGAACGCCGCGCAGCGCCAATTTACCGCCGGAACACAAACGCGGGGCACTATAAGAGACAAGATCCTCGAAGACCGTGCGCCATGTGCGGGTGTCGCCCATAAGGTCGAGCACAGTCTTAGACTTGCCTATATAAGCAATGCCGTCGGCGTTCTGCAGGGACTGGCCGTTCATAATCTGAACGGTCATGGCAGCGGGAACCATCCGAGTGCCAGAAAGCGACGGAGCCTGCAACGCGGAACTGTTGTACAGGAACGCGTTGCCAGTGCCGTTAATGGCAGTGTCGGGGGCCACGCCGCGAATAGCGATTGTACTGAGCCAGGTGGTCTCAGTGAACTGGTTGCCCGGCCCCTTAAACGTGCCAAAGAACATGGTGGCAGCGTTGGAATTAATAATGTCCGTGGTCCGGACGACCGAGTAACCGCCAACCGCACGCGGCAAGGCCAAATGGCAGGGATGCAAGGCGTTGAGGCCGTACTTGATCATGGTGGCAAGCCTCGCATCACTAGAACCGCGACCATTGCGCCTTGCGCGACGGGGGAACGGGCGAGTATTCACCATTGCCGCTCCCTGTTTGATGCCGTAAAGATTGGCACCGCCCTGCTTCTTCTTGAGGGCCTTCTTCATAACGGCGCGAACACGCTGGGACTTGCTCGCTGGCATAGTGGGCGAAAATCCACTAATAACTGCAAAACAGTTCGCTCCAAAAACAGTGCGCAAGGGGGACAACTTGATGTGAGTGTCATTCTCGGAAAAACACCAAGCGCGCAATAACTAATACAAAAGCCCTGGGAAAAATCCCACCCTAACCGTCTAACCTGAAACGCGATGGGGTTCCGAGGGACGGCTGACCCCGGACCGTACACGCGCTCCGAACCGTAGCCATGCCCGCTGCCCTAGGTTCCATCGTGCGAGTTTGGGCATCATCGCACAACTTCAACCTTTAATCCAGATAGGAGCAGTCGGGAGGGGTGGCACTACCCGCGACGATCGAATCATCGCTACATACATGCATACCGGCGGCTACCGCACCCCTGGCCTTCACCTTCACGTGGGAGGAACCACGCCGCAAATTGGCTCATAGCCGCACGCGGGAACGTACGACAGGAAGGTAATTCGGGGAGCAGGGACTGGCCTCCCTATTTTACACCAGCAAAATGCGCTGCCGACTATCGCAGCCTCACGTCCCCCCCGGCGAATACCGGCGTGAGTGGCGCTCCCTACTCGCCGGCAAAATGCCGACGCCCCCAAAATGAATTCCAGTGCCAAGGTGACATGCACGAGAAGGAGATCAGAAGCAGCTGGGCAAAACCCGACCGACAACCACAGAATCGGTGCCGCGGGTAATGGCCCCCAACGCAATGAGGAAATCGTTCCACTGTTCGGTCGACGTACACCAACCGTGGGCATAAGCGAAACCAGCCTCATCAAACCCTGCTGCTTCTCCCGCAGAAATCTCCGACTCAACTCGCTCTACGAAGGTCTGCCAGCTAATAGCCTGCTCCAGCATCTTTTCGGTTCCGTCTGTGCCCTTCCACAATTCGGGCAAGACGTCGCCGAGATCATCGTCGAGGCGGACGCGATCATCGTTGCTGAAGGTCAGGTCGGTGCTCTTAACCTGGTTATAGAGCCACCGGGCTACGGTAGGTGCCTTTCGCGCAATAGTGTAAGCGCGACTCAACAAGCCAGGGTCAACAGCACGGTGCAGCGCCGCCTCATCGCCTTTGACGGCGGCATCAACAGCACCGCGGTTGTGGCAATAGGAAACATTGCCCAACAGCCTCGGCAAATCTGGCACCTCAGAATCCGGAACGAGACCGTGCTCGTCAACAAGAAACTTGTAACCGGTGAACTCTGCTTGGTCGCCTGGAGCGCGGACAAACAACTTCGGCCGGTGGCCAAGTTTAGTCCATCGCGCGGACAGTTGCGCCACCTGCTCTGGAGTAAACCTTGCTCCCGTCAGCGTAAGCAAAGAATCGTCGCCCTCAAACATCATGCGAACGAATCTAACAACGCCGAAAACATCGGTGAACTTCTGGCCATTTGATTCCATAAGCCTGGAACCGTCCTTGCCCCCAAGGACCCAACACCATAAAATCATGTTGGCCAGAAAATTCAACACCGAAGTGCCGCGGCATCCGGAACGGCGAATTGCCGCTATAACTTCCTTGTAAGTCTTGCCTGCGGCGAGAGCATTGCGCACATCATCCGGAACGTGTTCATCGTAACAATTGAACTTTGCGGCAACGCTCAAACTAAGCGTTTTAACCTTGTTGGCCCGCAATCGTTCCGGTTGCCAATGCGACTCCATGATGAACAAATCCTTGGTGATGTCATGCACTTCCTGCATCAACACATTCTCGGTCAACGCACGAAGCGCAACAGACATACAGGCGTCCCAAGCTGAACCATCATTTTCGAGCACCATAACTGGCTCGCGGGTTGTAGACCTACCCGTGCTCGGTCGGAATTGCGCCGTGTTCTTTATCAAGCGCTTCATCGCATCTGACTTACAAACGCCCTTGATGCTGCGATGGTTGTAACGCTTGAAAATCCAACGCTCCAAAGTCGCGATAATCGTCCATGCCATGACTTGCCCGTAATCCCCATCGGCGATGATGAGGCGCGGAGGCTTGCCAGGCTTGGACGGTTCCAACTTGATCTGGCCCTTAAACTGATACGTGGGATTATAGCGCTGACGGAGCTGCTCGAGCGTGGTCTTTGAACGAGTAATCGTCCACTTCTTGCTCTTCCAATCGCCCAACGTCAACACCGTTACAATCTCACGAATCATCTTGGCATCGCGACGCAAACAAATGGACAATGCTTCAGTAACGCCGCGGAGTTCGGCCTGTTCATCGTCCGTCATCTGCATGGGTGGAACATTCTCGATCCTGCCCGCTATCGCAGCAGCGATATTACGCGGCAAGGTATCAAAGAAGATCTTCCGGGCGAAAAAGGGCAAATGACGCACGGCCAAAATGTTGTCGCCCAATGTCGGATTGCCAGCAGCATCCGTCATCAAATCAACCCCGAAGACCTTACTAGCCATCAAATCCCACCCTTCGCGTTGCCTCGTAGCGGCCCGATCCACGCCGTCAAAACGAGTAAAAGTATAACCCGGATCCGGCGTGATGGTCGCGACTGGAGCGTACACTTCTTCCGTCGGTTGTTCAACCCGTCTAGGGCAAAAGCGCAAGCATTCGAGCGTCATGTGCTGAGACGCTCTGATCCAAAACCATCGCTTGGAACCGGTTTCGGACTCAAGTCTAAGCTTGCGTAACCGAGGGAAAATGGACGCACCCAGACTGAACACGGGTGTCTCACGACTGCGGTGCATGGCAATGGCAACTGCTGGGAACACCACATCACGTGCCCAAACCATCTCAGTGTCTTCATACTTGCGATCCAACCGCATGCCACTGAGATGTAAATTGCTGTTGCCAACCCTGGAAGGTGCCTCAGAGTAAAGCGAGGCGCCAACGGCGTCCCTCGCAATTCTCAATTCTTGATGTGTCATATGCACCTCACAGAGCACACTATCACCGCTGTGCGCCGTTCGTGGTGTAAACCGCGAAAAGAAGGAACGGCGACAGTTTATGTCAACGTCGGTGCAAAATGCACACTTCCGGACGTGAAACTTGACACAAACCACGTGAGACTCGTCTTTCGAAGCCCTGTCCCATGCCGCCTCTTCGCTCAACTTGTCAAGGTGCTGCCTGTGGCAAGTCGGGCAAAGCGGGACAGAGCTCACGGACGGCCGTTCAGAAACAACCGCCATGGGGCGTAGCCAACCAATAAGGCACGGGCAACCTCTTCTGCCCGATTTTGGTCCGTAGAGAATGACTCTCGACGTCGGGGGACATCTTGAGC